TACCACAAGCACCACCATTGCGGTAGAAGCTACGGACGAATGTCCTGCGCCTTTCTACGAGGGTACTATCACAACGGAAGAAGGTGACATCGAAGCTGCTTAGTCAGTTTGTAGTTTTGAGGTTATAAGGTTATAAAGTTTGTTCTTGGAACAAAAGGTAATCTTATAACCTCATAACCTTAAAACCCAAAACTTAATATGATTGATTTGGGGGAAATCTTAGAAGAGATCAACGTCCCAGACCTTTCGTGTCCGCTTGCTTTGGAAAGCAAGGACAACAAACTTACCCAAGGCAAGGACATTTTTGCCGAGCAAAAACGCCATGCTTGGGATAAGTCGGTCGAAGCGCGTTGCGACTTCTCTCGTAAGGTCCGCATCACGCGAAGGGCTGATGTGTTCTTTATCTCGCTTTGGCAAAAGTCCTTGTATGGGCGCACCTTGACGGACATCAAGGGCGATGACAGTATGGTGGACTTCTTTGCGGAGAATGTGGCTCCGCTCATTACCGACATTTTGGGCAATGAACTAAAGCATGGTAATTGGTGTATTGTCACCACGCCCAAGCGTAGGCACTTGGTCAAGAATTTTGCCACGCGAATAAGTGAAAAGATAGCAGCTTTGCTATCCATTCCCTTTTACGAAGATGTGGCGCATTGCCATAGCAAAAAGCGTATTGGGGCAGTGTTCTCGCTCAACGTGTTGCCACGTGAGCAGAACTGCATCGTGTTCGATGATTTTGTGACAACTGGCTCTACACTAAAGGCTATGAAGAACTTGCTCATGGAGAACCACAAGAATTGTGTGTTCTTCACGGGCATCAACAATAAGCTGTGATGCTGACTTTATAACCTCATAACCTCCAAACTTAAAACTACACCTCTTATGGACAAAGAATTTACCAATAAATTACAAACATGGCTCTCCCTGCCTCGCGAGGATCGCGATTGGGACGAGGGCGCTTTGATGCTCCTGCAACTGACAGGCAACAAAATCATGTATCGCAACCTCAGTGTGAACCCTGAGGGCAAGGCTAACTTCATTGAAGGCAAACTCCAGCAATACTTGGAGTTCCGCTTGGCGGAATTGACGCATGAACAGGTAAAGGAGATGCAGCACGCTGTCGAGGAGATAGTAAAAGAGCATACCGAGTTCAAGAGCGATGACAATGAGGCAAAGAATTTCAAAGCAGGTAAGCGAGCTGACCATGACACGCTACCCGAAGAAATCCAGGCTCTCTATGTCGAGAACCTTGATTTGGTGCATCGTATGCGTGAACTTCATTTGAAACTTCGCACGATGAGCACAACGGACTCCACTTGTGTGGACTCCGACCGCTATCCTTTCCTCAAAGAATTTATCAAATTGGATAAAAAGCTGCACGACAATTGGAACGTTTATGACCATTTCGTGACAAAGGCAGAAACGGCAGAAAGTGCAGAAGAGGCAGAAGCGAAACA